GAACACCGAATTGCCCGCGAACGATGTCAGTCCAACGCCCGTTGGATTGAGGATGCCGACGCCACCGGAACGATCGTTGACGATCGTGTTGCCGGTCATCGACACGTTGTTGGACGGGTAGGCCAGACCCTCCTCGCCGTAAGCGATGATGTTTTGATTAGGTGAATTGGGACCTTGCTCTATCGCATTACCAGCCAGAGTAAGATTGCCACCATTAGGAATATCAACAGTATAACTCGCGTCAGAATTGCCATCAAAAATTCGATTATTCGTGATCGTATTGTTGGCCGCACGGGACTTTACCTCGTGACCCTGATTGGCATCATGGATGTAGCTGTTCGTGAGCGTGAAACTGGCGACCATGCCGATGTAGATGTCATGGGTGCCACCCGAACCGCCGACGCCATTGAACGCGAACTCGGAACGATCGATCGTGATCGAGCCGTTCGGATCGGGCGCGCCGAGGATGCCGTCCTGATTGCCGTGAAAATACACGTCGTTCAGGGTCAGGTTGCCAGACTCGTAGCGCACGGCTGCGCCGTTGGCGTCGGGCACCGTTACGCCAGAGATATCGAACCCCGAGATCGTTACGTTGCCGCCCTCATCGATCATCGCCTTGCCGTTCGGCGGCTGGATCGTTTCGGTCATCACGGCGAACCCGCCGACCGCCATGAGCGTGATGTCCTTGAACACCGACAGGAACTGGTTGACGTAAGATCCCGCCGCGACCTGGACGGTATCGCCTGGCTGCGCGCGGTCGATCGCCGCCTGGATGTCGCCACCCGCCTGCACCGTCAGTATCGCCATGGTCCGATTCCCCGTGGTTGCCCGCGGAGTCTAGCGCATTTCCGGGCGCGTCATGCCCGTGTCATTGGACATTCATGCTGCGGCGCAACATAATGCGCCATGAGACACATTATTGCAGCCGCGATATTGGCAGGAATCCTCACGAATTGCGCCCCCCCCGCACCGAGCCAGGGCTGGGGGGGCGCCTTCCCGGGTAACCCGATCGCCGTCTCGGTCTGGTCCCCGGCGGTTGAGTCAGCGGGCGACGGTCAGGGACCGTAACGCCGCCGACGACGGACGACGGCGAGACCGGCCAGGCCCGTTCCCAAAACAGCCAAGGTCATGGGTTCCGGCGTGTCCACGATGACCGGATTGATCACGCAGTCCGGACAGGTCGTGTTCACCGGGATTTCCTCGGAGACCAGCGAGTAGTTGTTCTGGCTCCCGACCCAGTCGATCTTCAGCGCGGTGGTGTAGTTCGCCCATGATCCCGACGTGAGCGTGGCTTCAAAACCGATGACGATCGGACCTGACAACAACCCGACCGGCGTCGGCGGGATCAGCGTGTTGTCGAAGCAGTAGAACCCACCCGATCCGTCGCAGCCGCTCGACGCCAGCCCGCCGGGGACGAAGTTGAACCCGTTGGCGCCCAGGGTCGTCACGCCGTTAACGCGAACACCGACGACCTGACCGCTGGAGGGGTTGTTTTTGGACACCGTGTTAAACGCGATGGCGTTGATCCCGGTGCGCCCGCCGCGCGTGTCGGCGATCGAGTTCTCGCCCGCGATGACCAGCGCGAACTGTTCGGTGAGCGGATCGGCGGTGGCCTGGGCTTCCAGCGTGTAGACCAGGCCCTCGGTGGCGGCGTCAGGCCCCAGCGTGATCAGCGCGGCATGGGCCGGGGCCGAACACAGCGCGCCCGCGACGACGCCGATCGCCGCCGCGGTCGCGAGGAGGTAAGCCCTCACGCCGGGAGACCCGCATGCGTATCTTTACGTACCCGACGCCGGGCGACAGCGCCCAGGCCGATGAGGCCCACGCCCAGTAGCGCCAGCGAGGCCGGTTCCGGGGCGGCGGTGGTGGACGACGCCACGCCGCTGTAGGACGCCGAGAAACTCGCCAAGGTCGCGTTGTCCAGGGCGAGCGCGGGCGCCAGGTTGGACAATGACAACGTGAAGGTGTTCGGCGCGGCGAGATCCGCCGCCGCGATCACGCTGGACGTGAGCGAGAGGGTATCAGGCGGGTTGGCGACGTTGATGGACAATTGTTCGCCGGTCGCCAAACCAAACGCCGCGTCGGAAAACGTTCCGGAAAGGAAATTAGTTCCGGCGCCGCCTGCCAACGACGTGATGGCGAACGTCCCGCTGTAGTGCTGCAACAGCGCGGGACCGATGCCTTGCGCGGCGTCGATCGATGTCGCGTTGAGGTCGAGGAAGCCGGTGGTCGGCGCGTTGCCGAACAGTTGCGTGATCGAAATGGCGGAGTCGGTGGAGAGCGTGGTGGCCGTGCCCGCGCCGTTCGCGACCGCCGTCAGCGTGTTGGTGTCGGAAACCTGGCCGAACGCGATTATTTGTGTCGCATTCGCACTGACAGACAGGCCCAGGACGGCGACCGTGGCGAGGAGGAGGTTTCGCATGATGGTTCCCCTTGTATGTTTGGGGGAGTTTAATGCGCTGGCGGTGATCCGTCTCGCGAAAACGTCACGTTGCAAAAACAGTGGGTTATGCCGCGAAACACCGAAACGACCGACATAGTGTAAAGCGCGCTTTACATCGATTTTCGCTGGAACGGCGGGCAGGAGCGGGCTAGGCTAGCCATTCACGGCGCGGCGCGGTGTGGCTTGGCGTGGCATGGCATGGCTTGGCGTGGCTGGGCGTGGCTTGGTTGGCCCGGGTCAGGCTTGGCGTGATTGGGCTTGCCGGGGCGTGGTGGGGCGAGGCCCGGCGTGGCAGGGCTTGCCATGGCCAGGCTGGGCAGGGCGGGCCGGGGCGGGGCGTGGCCGGGTTCGGCGAGGCATGGCAGGGCGGGGCCTGGTCAGGCTTGGTATGGTATGGGAGGCGTTTACGCCTCGGTCCCGTCCGGCTTCCCGCCGGGCGGGGCCATAAGCGCGGCTATCGCCATCCTCAACTCTTGGTTATGTCGTTTGAGGTCCGCGGCCACGCGTTCCAGGTCCGCGATCCTCGCCCGCAGCGACTCGATGGAGTCCTCCGATGATGCCTGATCAAACACCGCAACCATCCGCCCCTATAGTCACGGGCGAAGAGATAGCGAAATTCCTGGAGATTTACCGCATCCTCGCGCGGCCTGACGGGCCTGCGGAGCCGGTGGGCAAGGTCGAGACGTGGCTTGAGGCGTTGTCGCGCAGATGAACCTCATCGTCTCGCTTCTGCTTCGCTGACTAGCCTGGCGAGCGTTTCCTCGAGCGCGTCGAGTTCGTCGCTGGCGGCGCGGAGGTCGTCCAGCCGCAACAACAGCGTAACGTAATTGCTGTTCGGGACGGAGGTGACGCGGGCGTCGAAGAGGCGGCGCAGGGCGACGGTTTTCATTGGCGTTCAACTTTCGCTGGAACGGTGGTCAGGAACCGGATAGGCTAGCCATCCCGGCGCGGCCAGGCGGGGCATGGCGCGGCTTGGCGTGGCGCGGCAAGGCGGGGTCTGCCGGGGTTAGGTCCGGTCTGGCCGGGTCGGGCGGGCCATGGCGCGGTTCGGTATGGGAGGCGTTTACGCCTCGGCCCCGTCCAACTTCCCCTTGGACGGGGCCATCCGCGTCAAAACGCGGCATCCAGCCATAGCCTGGCAATCACCGCGCCCGCGCCCCACACCACGATGCACAGGATCAGCATGGCGAGGGCGGTCTTCATAGCCGGGTCAGCCCCTCGCGGGCCACGGCCTCGGCGGTCAGGCGGGCGTCCTCGACCAGGCCATCGAGGCACTCGGTCATGCGTTTGAGGTCGTCAGCGCGCCACGACAGCACCTCCCGGATCGCCTCGAAATCGCTCCGGACGAGCGCGACCAGGTCGGCGGCGTCGGGGTGGCAGGCCTCGATCAGCCGCAGCGTGCCGAGGCCGGCGGCGAGCCTGCCCTCGATCAGGCGGGCCTCGTAGTCCTGGGCGGTTTTCATACGCCGAATCCTCGCCTGGTCAGGTCATCTTCGTCCAGCGCCATGTCGGCGCGGACCTGGGCGGCGCAGGCGGCGCAATAGTGTTCCGTCTCGCCGGTCGGAAAGGTCACCGCCTCGGTGGCCGGGTCGTCGCAGCCGATCCAGTCGCAGTAAATCCGCCGCTCGCCGACGCCGCCGCACGTCTCGCAGGCGATGTACCAGGTGTCGGGGTCGTTGCCGCCGTGGCGGCTCGTCAGCACGGTGCCCTCGCCGTCGCACTCCGGGCATGTCAGGTCGAGCGCCATCACGCGTCCTCCTCATCAGGGTCCAGGGGTTTGTCGTCCACGAGGCCGCGGATCAGCGCGATCACGTTTTCCAGTTGCTCGACCTTCGCCCGCAACGCTTCGATCTCAGAGCCGTGTCGGCGCTCGTAGTCGGCGTCGATGACGCGGTAGGAGATCGTGAGGTAATGCTCGCGGCCACGGTCGAGGTAGGCCGGGTCGATCAGCGTGAAGCGGATGCCTTCGTCGCGAATGTCGGGACCCAGGACCCGGTCCAGGCCGTTGAAATAGTCCTGCGAGCGCGCCCCGGAGCGGGACGCGAAGCCTTGTTGATGAAAGGTGATTTTGTAGCCTTCGTCGCTGTAATGGCTGGACATCAGGCGTCCGCCTCGATCGTGACGGTGCGCCTCAGCACCGCGCCATGCGCCAGCAGATCCTCGACGGACCTCGGCAGGGCGTAGACCTCCGCGTCGGTCATCTCCGGCCACTCCGGCATCTGGTAGAGCGCGAGCGTGCCGGAGCCAAAGCCGCGCAACTCGTGGCGTAACTCAGCGTCGTCGTAAGTCAGGCACGCGCCGAAATCGGAGCCGCGCACCGTGCCGGTCTCGTCAACGACGGCGACACGAGTCAATTCGGTGATCGTGAGAATGTTGGTCATGGCGTGTCTCCGGGGGGGGTGGTGGGTCAGTCCATCGCGTGCGCGGCGTTGCTGCCCATCGGGGCGAGGAAGGCGAACGCTACGCGCGCGGCCAGCACCGCCTCTTTGTCGCCAGACGCGTAGGCCGCGGAAACCCGGTCGGCGGCGACCGCCGCTTCCAGGACGGGCAGGACGACGTGGTCCATGCGGCCCGGCGCGCGGGCTTCCTGGCGCGCGGCCCACGCCCGCATATTGCTGGCGAAGTGAGCGAAATTGGCGGCGCGTGCGACATTACGCTGCGCGGGTGTCATGTCTGAGGAGATCGGCTGGAAAGTGGTCATATCTCGCGTCCTTCGCGGTTTTCGCGGGGTTTTTCCCGCCCCAAGGGTGTGCCACGCCGGAACACGCTTTGCCAGCATTTTTTCGATTAATCGTGCCACGCTTTTCGCATGCCTGGGTCGCGTCTGGGATGGGGCTTTTCGTGACACGCTCATGCTATGGTCGGACCATGAGCAACAAGGACACGACGCGCTTCGCCAAGCGCATATCGGTTCGTATACCTCTGGACCTTCTGGAGGAGATCGAACGCATCCAGGCGCGCCATAACCTCGACCTGACGCGGGTCATAGTGTCGATGCTGCGTCACGGCCTCGACGTGTACAATCGGGAAGTCGCGGATCGCGCGGTTGGCCCCCGCCGCCGCGTGAGGGCGTGGGGGTGAGCAAGCACCGCCCGCGTCGGCCCGCGCGCTGGCAGGCGACGGCACCGCGAGGCTGGTCGCCGGGCGCGCGGGCCAACCGATGAAGCGGGACCACGAGGCGGCGCTGATCGCCGAGATGGCGCGCCAGTTGATCGCCGGGACGACCGAGGACGAGGTGACGGACGTGACCAAAAGCCTCGTGGATACGGTCTTCGCGGCCAAGAATGACGTGGCGTTGATCGCGCTGGCGATGGCGGTTTCGCTGTTCGCCAAGCACACCGCGAGTAAGCGTATGACGCCGGAGCGGATCGTGGCTCTCGTGATGGACCTGGTGAGGCGGCTGGCCTGAATGCCCGCCGGGCTGCACGCCGACACGCTCCGCATGCCTTGCGCGCACTGCGGCGCCGGGTTCAGGTCCACCGTGATCGACAGCCGCGTCTGGCACGGGATGGTGCGGCGGCGGCGCCTGTGCAACGCGTGCAAATACCGGTGGTACACGATCGAAGTGCCGGCGGAATTGATCGAGGACTTCCCCGCGATCGTCGGCAGCCTGCGGGTCATGCGGCGCGACCTCGACAAGGTCGTGTCAACACTGGAACAGACCGCCGCCTGGGCCGAGTTGGGGGATGACGATGCCGCGTGATGTGGTAAACTTCCAGTCCCTTACAAGAAACATCTGGGACTGGGTCAGTATGCAATCAACGTGGGTCAATGAGACCGTGGACAGGCGCATAAAACAACTCCGCGAGGCGCTGGTGTCTTACGGCAAAATCGCCCAAATACTTCGCGACGAGCGCGGGATCGAGGTCACCAAAAATCAGGTCATCCGGCGCGGGCGGACGCTCCAGGTCGCCACTGTCGGCAGTCCGCTCTACGGCCAGCCGGAGGTCGTTCCCCTTACCCCGTGTGAGGTGATTCCAGCGTGGCTCAGTCCCGAGGCCGACGCGCTGTTCGTCATCGATTGGGAGCGCGGCTGCCGGGTCATGGACCTGTGTCGCCGATTCCAAACAAGCGATGACTCGATCACCCGGCGGCGCGCAAAACTCGACCTTCTGCCGCGCTCCGGTGGGCCGATCCGGCCCATTGAGCCGGTGGCCACGCTGCCGCCGCTACCGTCGACACAAGAAGAGGAGGAACCAGTGACCGCCCTGCCCATCGCCCTTGGGAGTTTCGCGCCGTTCAGTGTTCCGCAGCGCGGCGATCCGCCGCCCAGGCCCACCGTGCCGCCGATCAGGCCAGCCTATGTCCCGGCCAGCCGGCGGTGCCAGTATCCTCTCTGGGGGCACCACGAGGCTCCCACGCAGCGGTTCTGCGACGCTCCGGTGATCGTGCGGTCCTATTGTCTGAGCCACGCGCAGCAATGCTACATCCGCGTGCCGAGGTATGACACGGCATGACCGGCCAACAGTGGACCGCCGAAGCACTCCAGCTACTCGACGTGCTGACGGAAATGGGCGAGCGGCTCGACGTGATTCAGTATCGGCTCTACCGCCGCCTCGGCTGGCGCCCGACCGCGGCCCAGATCCGCGAGGCGTTGCAGCGGGTGAGGGCTGGCGCGACAATCAGCGGATAGTGGTTGACAGCCGTCCGACGATCCGCTAACCGGCGCATATGATGAATGACACCGAATTGCTGCTTCTGATGCAGAAGCGCGTCGACCAGGCAGGCTCGATCGCGGCCTGGGCGGCGGCTCACGGCCTCTCTTCGTCCTATGCTCACGACGTGCTGCGGAACCGCGCGCTGCCCGGCAAGCGGATTCTCGATGCACTGGGGGTGAGGCGGATCGTCAAATACGAATCCATCCTTGGGGAGCGCACCGATGCCTGACCAGTCGTGGTTTCGCGACATTACCGGGTTGCCCTACGAGGTCGTGGAGCAATGCCCGCATCACGTCATGGAGCATTCGGATCATTACCGGGACGACGGAAGCTGCCGGTGCGACGATCCGACAGATATCGCCATGGCCATTATCGGTTTTCGTTGGGACGCGCTTCAGCGGCGTTGGACCGACTGACCGGGACGGCCCGGCTTCGTGAGGGCCGGGCCACCTCGAAACTCACACAAGGGAAACCTACTCAATGAGTGACATACCACCCAAGGCACCGACTGGCTACCAGATCGAGAAAGTGATGTCCGCCTGGGAACAGGCGCGCGACCGGCTTTTGCTCGCCGACCCCTCCCTGGCCGACGATGAAGTCGCCCTCTACGAAGCCCTCGGCCCGGTCGAGGCCGACCGGCAGGCGTTGCTCGCGCGGCTGCTGCGGAGCGCCATACACGCCCGCGACATGGCCGAGCAGGCCACCAAACGACTGGAGGACCTCAAAGCACGTCAGGCCCGCTACATACGCCGAGCCGCCAGCGTCAGCGCCTCGGCGCTGGCGATGATGCAGGAGACCGGCGAGCGCCGCTTCGAATTGCCGGATCTCAGCGCCTCGATCAGGCGCAATCCCGAGAGCGTGAAACCGACCGACGAGGACCTGATCCCACCCGGCTACTGGGTGATCACGACCACACGCGCGATCGACAAGAACGGCATCCGGCGCGCCATCAAGGCGGGCGAGGCCGTGCCGGGCGCCGAACTGGTCGAGGGCGCCGAATCCCTCCAGATAAGGACTGTGTGATGAGCGATATCATCCCCGCCGCCAATGGCGGCGATCCGGACCCCGTGACCGCCCTGCTGATGCGCGCGGCCACCGACCCGGGGTTCGACAGCGCCAAATTCGAAACCGCGGTGTCGTTCCTCCGAGAGCGTGAGGCGACCGCCGCCCGGCGCGTGTTCAATCAGGCTGTTTCCGCCGCGCAGTCGCGCATGGACGCGGCGTTCAAGGACGGGAAAAACAGCCACCTGAACAACAAATACGCCACGCTCGATGCCTTGCTGAAGGTCATCCTGCCAGCGGTCACCGCCGAGGGGTTGAGCCTGCGGTTTGGCTCTCAGACCGCTTCGCAGCCCGGCTGGCAGTGCGTGACGTGCATTCTGAGCAAGGGGGACCACGAGGACGTGACCTCCCTGGAGGGGCCTGTCGGCGGGCAGGGAAGCGGCGGGCCGCGCGTGCAGATGACGCCGATTCAAATCACCGGCTCAACCACGACCTACCTAAAACGTTACCTTTTAGGAATGGTTTTCCCAATGATCCTCTCGGATGAACATGACGACGACGGCGAGGCCAGCCGGCGTGGGCCACGCGGCCCGATGCCAGCTTCTCGCCCCCCCGCGGTGGAGCGCGGTGGACCGCCGCAGCGTGAGACCGCGGCGCAGTGGCTCGACCGCACGGCGCTCGAATTCGCGGCGGCTGATACCTCGGCCCTGCCCGCGATGTTGGCGGCGCCGCGCATCGCCCAGATGCAGGGCTGGCTGACAAACGGCGCGCTCGACCGGCTGAATTACATTCTGGACCAGGCGCACCAGCGCATCGCGAAACAGGACGACGCGGACGAAGCGGAGGTGCCGCCGGAGGAGGGGGACCCGTTGTTCGCGCCCGGCGCGGACCCGTTCGTGGAGCGGGCGCCATGACCGACATCCGCGCCTGGGCGCTCGCCCAGCAAGCCGCCGCGCTGGCGGTTGAGATGCCATGACGACCGAAAACTACCGCACTGAACGAGGCTCGCGCGTCGAGATCAGCGGCGAACATCGCGGTATTTCAGTGATCAATTGGGACTGGTTCGAAGAAGGCGCATGTATCGAGGCGCGGCCCGTCGCCGAGGTAAATTCGCGCGACGACCCACACCTCTTCTGGTCGTGCGATTGTTGCGGCGCCGGGCAGGCGCCGCTGATCCGGTGCGACCCATGATCCCGATCGGCGAACTGGGCGCCATGACGGACACCCCTCGGGGCGGTGAGGCTGGTGTTTGATCTCCGGCCCTACCAGGAGATCCTCGTAGGGCATACCCGCGAGGCTTTCCGCGCCAACCGCCGCGTGCTGATCGTGGCGCCCACCGGGTCGGGCAAGGCCGTCATCCTGGCCTATGTCGCCTATCACGCGGCGGCGCGCGGCAATCGTATCATCCTCGTCGTTCACCGGGACGAGTTGCTGACCCAGCTATCCGGGTCGCTCTCCGAGATGAGCGTGCCGCACGGGCGGATTCAACCCGGCTGGCCGCGCACCGAGGAGCCGGTGCAAATAGCGATGGTGCAGACGCTCACGCGGCGGTTGCACCGCATAATAAATCCGCCGGATCTGTTGTTTTTCGATGAGGCTCATCACGTCGTTTCGACATCATACAAACGTATCGCGGACTACTGGCCGAACGCGCGCGTGCTGGGCGCGACGGCGACTCCGCTGCGGCTCGACGGCAGGGGCCTCGGCGAGGTGTTCGACACGATGATCGTCGGGCCGGGCACCCGCGCGCTGATCGACGCCGGGTGGCTGGCCGACTTCGACTATAGAGCGCCGCCGGTCGATATCGACATGAGCGGCGTCAGCACCGTGCTGGGCGACTACAATGTCGAGCAACTGGCCGCGGCGACGGACAAGCCGCGCATAACCGGCGACGTGATCGAGCATTACAAATCCTATCTGGGTGGGCGACCGGCGATCGCATTTTGCGTCCGTGTCAGCCACGCCGAGAACGTCGCGGCGGCGGCGGCGGCAGCCGGCATCAAGGCGGTCTCGGTCGACGGCGACACGCCGCCAGCTGAACGCGCGGCGCGCATCGCCGGTCTCGCCAACGGCAACACCGAATTGCTGACAAGCTGCATGATCGTCGGCGAGGGGCTGGACATCCCAGCCGTCTCGGGCGCGATCCTGCTGCGAAAGACCAAGAGCCTCGCGATGTACTTGCAGTGGATCGGGCGCACGTTGCGGCTGAAACGCGACAACAGCCGCGCGCTGATCCTCGATCACGTGAACTGCGTCGACGCGCATGGCATGCCCGACGCCGACCGGGCGTGGACACTCAGCGGCAAACCTCCGGGCGTGGCGCCGACCGCGACGTGCTTCCGGTGCTACCGCGTGTTCCGGATCGGCGCGGGCTGGAAAATCGGCCAGGAGTGCGACGACGCGGGCGAAGAGGGCTGCCTGCTGAACGCCGAGAACGGCGAGGAGCCATCGGTCGTGACGCCGCCCCCGGTCGTGCCGGGCACCCTGGAGGTGTTCACCCGCACCCCCGCGTGGGCGGGGGGGATCGACATCGTGCTGGCGCGTGGGGCCGAGTACAAGGACCTGATGGACAAGGCGAACACCCACGAGCGAGTGGACATGATCCGCAAAGCCCGGGGGTATCACCCGGGCTGGACGCGGCATGTGATGCTCGCCCGGCAGGCGAAGCGGCCCGCGTGACCGCCGACGCGCGCCGCCAGGCGTTACAGGACGCGCTGGACGCGGTGATCAGGGCGCACGGCCCGATCGGTGACGAGACGTACTGCGCCAAAGCCCTCCGCGAGATGATCGCGGGATGCGCCACGCCGCACTACTGCTGCGGGTTCTGCGGCGCGCACAGCGCGAGCCGACGCGTGCCGCTCACCGCGCCCGACCGCGCGACCGAGGTCTACGGCTGGTTCTGCGGCCATGTGTGCGAAGCGAACTGGGGGACCAACCAGCCGCGCCCGGCGTCCAGGAAGCAGGCGGATCTGTTCGGGTGACTGAGACCGAGATCATGCGCGCCACGCTCGTCGCGGTCTCCGCGCTGCCCGGCTCGCTGTTCTACCGCAACAACACCGGGGTCACGCAGATGCGATCCGGCGACTGGATCAGATATGGCCTCGTGGGGTCTGGCGACATCATGGGCTGCCTGCGGGGCCGCGCCGTGGCCATCGAGGTCAAGACGCTGACCGGTCGCGCCAGCGTGGCGCAACGCCGCTTTGCGGCGGCGTGGGAGCGGGCCGGGGGCGTCTACATCATCGCCCGCTCGCCGGAACAGGCGCTCTCGCCCTGGCCGAAATATGAACGTCAAGGGGCCGGGCGGGATTTTCCTGTGTTACGAGCCCGACGAAGTTGTTGAGAAGTAAGCCGGGATGGCGCAATAGGGCCGGCTGGCCGGTGCAGCTAACACCGACGCGGCCCTGACCACCAATCGAGAGGAACGCTCGACCATGGCTACCCCGCACATAATCGCGCACGTCACCTGGACGCAGTATCGCCCGCTGCCGCGCGCCCTGCCGCCTGGCTCACCGGGCACGACGATTCCCGACCCCACGCCGATCATCCCCTCGCCGCCGGCGCCGGCTGGAGGCGGTGAGATGAGCGAGGATCTCGGCGGCGACATCGAGCGGATCAAGGTCTGACTGGAACTGGTGGACACGCCATGACCAGGACGACACTGAAAATGGCTTACTCCTACCTTCAGACTTGCCGCTTTTGCCGCGACCAGGACAGCGCCGGCACCGACAGCAACACACCTTCGCCGAAAATAATCCGTAAAAAGTCGTTGACGCTCATCCGCTGATCGTTCATAACGCCTGGGCCGGGCACACGGGGTGCCGGGAAACACCGCGAAGGACGCGATAATGACCAACACACTGCAAATCATCGAACACATCCTGACGGACGGCAGCAAGACGTTCGACGGCGAAATGGCCCTCGGGGTGTGCTTCGTCACCGAAAAGGACATGCGGGCGTTCGTCGCCGGCCTGACCCGGCTGATCGATCAGCATACCAACGACATGCTCGTCGTGGATGACGAGGTTCTCGGCTGACCACCAACCGGCCCGCCCCTCGGGGGCGGGTCCCCACCGCGAAGGACGCGAACATGAACACCACCACCCACCGCTTCGTCGTCATGACATCTTCCGCCCAGTCAAAGGGCAAATGGACGCACGTCCGCCGCAACGTCGCGGTGGTCGAGACCGATGGTCTCGGCATGCCGAAGATGATCAGCGACCGCGCCAAACACCTCGTCCGGATCGTGTCCTACTCCGGCGGGCTGAACGTCGGCAGCACCGACCGCTGCGCCTACCAGGTCGCGCTCCGCGAGGCCGAGGCGCTGGCCGCGCTGCTGAACGGAGAGGCCCAGTGCTGACCATCGCGGGCGGCATCCTGTTGGCGGAAGCCATCACCGGGGCCATCGGCGTGATCGTGGCCACGGTGATGTGGCTCATCATGATGCGACCATCCCCCAAACCGCGCCCGCCCAGGAGTCTGGGCCACTGAGGAGACCCCATGAGTGAATGCACGTTCTGCGGCTCACGCCGCGGCGAGGACTGTGGTGAGATGCCGGGCGCCCCATACCACGGGGGCCTGTGCCCCCGGGACGGGCGCGTGGTCGCGTCCGGTCCACCGGTCCCCCTCGACCACCACACCAGGCTCATCGTGGCCATGAACGACCTCCGCTGGACGACGCAGGCGCTGGCAGACGTGTCCGAAAATTCATCCTCCACCGTCCGCCGCTGGCGATCGGGCCGGTTCCCCGTTCCGCCCGAGATCCTGGCGTGGATCGAGCGGCTCGCGGAACTCGCGCGCGACTGCCCGCCGCCGCCGCGACCGGCGTGGCCACCGGTCGACCAGGATTGACTCATTTTGGACTGGATGATATCGTGATTGCTTCCCGTTATGGATAAGAAGATGTCCGCGACAGCCGAGGTCAGAAGCGTTTTCGCGCGGTTACAGCCAGACCTGTATTTCCGCATCAAGGTCGACGCCATGCGCCGACGCATCAGCATGGGGGACTGGCTCGCCAACGCGGCGCGCCTCTACCTCGCCACCGCGGAGGAACTATCACCGGACGGGGAGTAGGCCCATGGCCCAGGTCCCCATGAGTTTCGCCGCCACCTTCCGCCGCCTGGTCGCTCCAAAACTTCAGGCCGAGTCCTATCGGCTGGCGACGGAACTGGTCGCTGATCGCCTGACGTTTCCCGAAGCAATGGCCGAACTGCTGGCCTACGCCCATCGCCGGGGGGCTGGCTACCTTCCCGAAGCCATTTACGATGACCTCCGCGACTGGCTGTCGAGAATCCTCCTCGATGACACGGAACTCGCGGAGGAGGCGACCGCGCTAGTCCAGCGCCTCCTCCGCGAGCCTTCGCGCGAGGCAATGCGAAAAGCGGTTAGGGAGTTCCTTGATGAGTGACGAAAGGCCGGGATATTTCAACCGGCCAAAGCGTCCGAAAAAGCGTGACCCCAGCCCACCGCCCGAACCGGTCAGCTACATCAACGGCGAAGCGGAGCCGATCACCGTCACGCCGCCGGAATTCAGCGAGGATTCCCTCGGCCTGCGCTTCTCGGCGATCTACGGCCCGGCGCTGAAATACGTGGACGAATGGAAACGCTGGATGTCCTGGGACGGCTGCGTGTGGCGCCGTGACAGGATACTCAGTGTCTACGACCTCGTCCGCCGGATGGTCCGAGCGGAGAGCGCGGGCGCCGACGATCCGCAGACCCGGGCGCGTCTCGCCGCCGCGTCGACCGTCGCCGCGATCGAGAAGCTGGTTCGCTCCGACCGTCAGCACGCGCGTGAGGCCGATGCCTGGGACCCGAACCCATGGCTGTTGAACACGCCGAGCGGGATCGTCAACCTGGAGACCGGCGAAATCGGCCCGCACGATCCAGCCTGCCTGATGACCAAATGCACGGGCGTGGCGCCAGCCTGGGTGGGCGAGCGGCCAGATCCGCTGGCGGACTATTGCCCGAAATGGACCGAGTTCCTGGCCCGCGTGACCGGTGGCGATCCTGAACTCCAGGCTTACCTGAAACGCGTGGCGGGATACTGGCTGACCGGCCTGACCCGAGAGCATGCCATGTGGTTTTTCTACGGCACAGGTCGCAACGGCAAAGGCGTGTTCCTGAACACGCTGACACGCATCATGGGCGACTACGCGATGGTCGCTTCGCCCGACACGTTCACCGCCGATGGTCATAACAAGCACCTGACGGTCCTGGCCCGCCTGCAAGGCGCCCGGCTGGTCGTGTCGCAGGAGACCGAGGAGGGCGTGCCGTGGGCCGAGGCACGCATCAAAGCAGTGACCGGGGGCGATCCGATCACCGCCAACTTCATGCACCGCGACTCGTTCACGTTCATGCCGCAGTTCAAGTTGGGCATCAGCGGCAATCACAAGCCGGGGCTGAAATCGGTCGATCAGGCGATCCGCGCCCGGTTCAACCTGGTGCCGTTCACCGTGACGATCCCGCCCACCGAGCGCGATCCGGGGTTGTCGGAAAAGCTATGGGCCGAGGCGCCTGGCATCCTCGCCTGGGCCATGGAGGGATGTTGGGACTGGCGGCACACGCGGCTGGCGCCGCCGCCCAAGGTGACTGAGGCGACCGAGGAGTATTTCGACCAGGAGGACGCCACCAGCCTGTGGATCAAGGATTGCTGCGAGACAGACAGGTCCTACGAGTGTCTCAGCGGCGCGCTGTTCAAATCATGGACCGCCTGGGCGATCAAGGCCGGCGAGAAAACCGGGTCGCATAAAGCGTTTAGCCGAACCCTGGAGCGGAATGGGTTCAACGGCGGCAGGCACTCCGAATCCGGCAGAATGGTCGACGGCATCCGGCTCGTGGTCGATCCGTCCTGGCACGAACCACCCGGCGACAGAGAGTAGCATAAAACTATCAAATGGCAATTACTGACGCACCTGACGGGTTGTGCATTTAATGCGTGTGCCCACACAGGCGCGTAAGGGATATGCGTCAGATGCGTCAGATGCGTCAGAACCCGCCCTACGTATGCCTTTCCCTGGACGCATTAACCAAACAATCCGTCAGATGCGTCAGAAATGCCGAAAACCGGCTAAATCCGGCCATTTTTAGCTTAGTGTTTGCGTCAGCCGATGCGTCAGGATCATCAGGAATAATTGATAAAGGATAATACCACTTCCTCGCTTGCCGGGGCGACCCGTAACGTCCTACGGTGGCCCATGCCCCAGACACGCCCGGCGCCACCGGACACGACCGACATCGACCGGCGCAACGTCGACACGATCGCCGACCACACCGCCACCATGGACAACAAAGCGGCCTTCGCGCTGATCACCCAGACCCTGACGGACGCGGGCTACCGGGGTGTCCACCTGAAGGAAATGCGCGACCGCGTGTGGCTTGAGCGCAAGCGGCTGATCCGCATCGCCAGGCGGGCCTGACCCATGGCCACACGCCTACGCGATCTCCACGTCTGGCTGGAACCAGCCGCGTTCGCGCGCCTCGTCGCCGCCGCCGAGGTCGACCACCGCTCGCCGGCCAACCTCGCTCGCGCGCTGATCCTGCGCGGCCTCGGCGAGCCGCCGATCATCGTCCACGCCAAACCGCCGAAACCGCGTCCGATCGCCCGTGGAGGGGCCAGATGATCAAAGACGACCGGGTGAGACTCACCCTCGCAGCCGCCGAGAGGTTTCCCGACCTGGGCACGCGGCTGGGCACCGTGGCTTACGTCGCGAACAGCTGGGCCGGCGTTGACTGGGACGGCAAGCCGGAGCGGACGCTGCTGCCAATCCGGTCCCTGGAGGCGCTGGGGACGGTCTGGACCGGTCAAGGCATGAGAGAGCCGCCCGAGCCGTCGCCGTCTGTAGCCCCCGTCCAGGCCCCGCCATGACCACGCTCAACGTCATGCTCTGGCTGGCGGTCGTGGCCAACCTCGTCTGCATGGCCTGGAACATCAGCCGCGCGCGGGCCTACTACCGCGCGGTGGAGGCGACCGCGAAAGAGCGCGCTGAATTGCTGGTCAAGGTCAACGCCGCGCTGGCGATGCCGCGCCCACGGATGCCGACGCTTCAGGCGACCTCGCCGGTCGCCGGAATGCCGGGCTGGACCCTCCAGCCACCGGACGGCCAGGCGACGATGAGCGGCACGACGATCCGCGCCCGCGGATCGCCCGGGTGACGCGGCCCGCCTCGTCAGGCTTCCGGGTGCTGCCAGGGACCGGCGAATCCTGGTGGGTATGGCGGGCCGGGCGGGTCGTCTGTGGGCCGTTCACGGCTCATGAGAGCGCGCTGGCGACGGCGTGGCATCTGGACGATGGGGCGGCGGAAATGCCCGATGCGCGGCCGGAAGGGGGCGACCGAGAATAATGGTTGATGTCGTCGTTTTGTCGTTGACAGGATCGATTGTGGTCGTCATTATGCCGACATCGAGACAGGAGATGGACATGACGAAGACCTACCCCGCGATCCTCAACGGCCAGCGGACGACAGCGAAGAAAGTGCTGGGCCAGTGGCTGGTGGGCGGTGACTACACCCAGGCCGGCGACGTTGTTTCGATCGCCTGCAAGGTGTGGCGCTCCGACCGGATCGGCTGGCACACGCTGAAGGGCTGCCGCCTGGTGTTCTCGGACTTCGCGTCCGCCGACGAACTGGAGGGCTGAGAGATGCGATTCACTTACGTCCGCCACAATCCCCGCCTGGTCGAGGTCCGCGCCGATGGCTGTCACGCGGGCTGGCTCGAACAGAAGACCCGCAAGCCCGCCGGGCTCCTCGGCGCGAAGCGTTACGGCTACTGGACCGGCATCGTGGCCGGGCTCGACGTGAGCGTGATCGGCTCGCTGACCAGGGCCATGGACACGCTCGACCGCGCCGCCTGGAACGCCGTCACGGTGTGCGAGAGCCACTACGGCGCCGACGACAACCGGCTGGAGGGCTGAGACATGGCGCTTCACCGCCGCTCATGGACGACCAAACCCGACAAGGCTCTGGTCTGCGAAACACTGGAGCAGGCCGATCTGCTGGCCCGCGCGATGCTTCCCCTGGACCAATACAGGCACATGCACCTGACCTACGCGCACAGCCAGGGCGGCTTCGTGATCTTCAACGAAGCGGGCACCAAGATGGTGGCCGACCGATGACGCCCGACCGGTTCGCCGCCGCCCTCGACCAGCTTGGCTGGACGCAGAGGCACCTGGCGCGGCTGCTGCGGTGCGACACGAATATGCCGGGACGATGGGCGAAGGGGGCCACGATCCCGCCCACCATCGCGGCGTGGCTGGAGCGGCTGGTGGGAGCGCACCATGGCAACCCGGCGCCGGAGGACTGGCGGGCACGCGCGCAACCGACAACGCCAACCCGCCACCGTTAGAGAAAACCCCACGAAACTCGACCACGAAACTCGACCTGGTATAGGGGATTAACCGGTTTGACAAAAAAGATGTGACATTTTTTGTCACCCCAGACAAATCTACCACACCCCTCCGCGGATAAAACACCCCACATTATCAACGCACTACGCGTGTTAGTCTGCCTCACGTGGTTTGCGTGGTTTACTCAGTCGTGACCGCTGAATTATCGGCCTTTTTCTCCCCCTTTTATTCCCGCTCTAACAGTTAGAATTATCCCTAACAGGGTCGTACGCGCCCGCGCAGGCGGATGACGCCCGCGCCTGATGTGTTAATCTGGCCACGCACACAGGAGGACCCCCATCATGCCGTTCGACGGATTCCCCCCCGGGCTACTCTCGGATCTCGCCGCCCTGAAGGTCGCCCTGGCCGGCGTCAGGACCGGCTGGCGGACTGGCGCCCTCGGCATCGAGGGCAAACACTGCGCGCTGGGCTGGCTGCTGCACGCCGCCGATGGCAACGCGAAGATCGCCACCCGCCTCGCCGTCGACTACGTCTGGCCCGCGCTGCCCGAGAGCGCTCGCAAGGGCAAGGACACCCGGATCGAGGCGATCTACCGCTACAACGACCACTGGGGCCACGCGAACACGATCAAGGTGTTCGACCGCGCCGTCGAACTGGCCGAGGCGAAGGCTGGCGGTGTCTGACATCGAGGACGCGCTGATCTGGCGCCTCGATGTGCGCCAGGCCGCGCGTCAGCTCAAACCGCGCGAGCGGGGCATGCTCACCCGCTTCGTCCGGGGGGACACCGCCACTGACATCGCCCGCGCTGACGGCCTGAGCCGGGAGAGGGTCGGCCAGATCCTCGCCACCGCCGGCCACCGCCTGCGCCACGCCCTGCGCTCGCCGCCGGGCTTCGACCGCCCGGCCTTCCTGGATCACATGGCCCGCCTGCTCGAGGCCCGACGCATCCAGCGCGAGCAAGAGGCGCAATGGGAAGCCGCCCGCGAGGCGCGCGAACGCGAAGCCGAACGCTACTCCGAGGAACGCCGGTTCCAGCGCGACCTCGACGCGATGCGCGCCCTGATCGAGCGCGAGGGGCCAGCGAAATGGATCGTGCCCGCGGAGGCGGAAATCGAGGTCGACGCCATGCTGGCCTTCGCCTCGGCCCTGGCGTCGAAACCGCCCCCCCCCAAGCCCAAGCCGCCCGAGTGGCTGCGCCTGCTCTACATCCCCGAATCGGATCGCGCCGACCAACAGAAGCGCAGTCTCGCGCTTCTTCTTGAGCAGGAATTCATCCGCCGCGGCGCCGGCCCGCTCATCCCCACCAATCCCGACGCCGCCGAGCAACTCGCCAGTCTCAGTCCCGAAGATCGCGCGATGGCGAAATACAACTGGTACGCGGTCAACCTCGACGCCATGTTCAGTAAGTTCCCCCCCTACCCGGGCAAGGTCTACTTCGATCCTTGACATCCCGTTGATGTCGCGCGAAATCCCAAGCCGTGGGACTACCAAAACCACAGGGATCGGTTCCCAATCGGGACACCGGGGCCTGCGGTAGCCATTCAAAATCCATACAATGGCTCTGCATATGGACCCGACCAAATCAAGAGCAAATCGCTCGCGAACAACTGGAAAACCAAGGTTTTCCGGTGTTCCTGCCCATGCTTGAGCGCCGCCTGCCAAAGAACCAGGCTCGTATCGAGCCATTGTTCGCGCGTTATTGTTTCAGCCGCCCCGTCGAGGGACGATGGGCGCCGATGCGTTCCACCCGCGGCGTGGCCGATGTCCTGCGCGATCCCGCCGGTCAGCCCTACTGGCTTTCCCAAAACACCATTGACGACCTCATGGCACGCCTCGCCGTCGAGCCTGTCCGTCTCCCGTCCTACGCCCCCGGCACCCGCCTCCGCGTCCTGGATGGCCCGCTGGCCACCTTCACGGGCACCGTGGTAGCTGACGCCGGAGAACGCGTCCGCCTCCTCCACAGCCTGTTCGGACGCGCCACCGAGAAGTGGTACCAGCCAGAAGACGTGGAAGCAGCGTGAAATGATCGGACGCTGCCAATACTGCGAATACTTCATGGACAGAGACCCCGACCCCTGTGAATGCCACCGCCATCCGCCGGTCATTCTGCCCGGCCCGGTCTCCGCGTGGCCCAACTGCGAGCCAGACGACTTCTGCGGCGAATACGCCCAGACCGCCAATATGACTGAACGCATCAGAGGAGCCTGACACATGGCCCTACCCCCGGCACCACCCGGCGGACCCCCAGGCGGCGGCATGCCACCGGGCATGGGAGCAACCGACCCAAGCGCGGGCGGCGCCCCACCACCCGATGATGACGCCGGGAGCCCGGAGGACAACGTCATCCTGACCATCGCCCGCGACCCCGAGGGCGGTGGATACCTCGTCTACTCCGGCGACGAACCCGAGGACGGCGGCGAGGACATGTCCGCCGATGACGCCGATGCCATGGGACCAGCGGGCGGCGCGCCATCCAACCAACCCCAGACCGCGGGCAGCGTCGGCGAGGCCCTCAAGATCGCCATGAACATTCTCCAGCAAGACGAACAATCCGGCGGCGGCGGCGCCGAGGCAGCCTTCGCATCCGGGTTTGGTGGCCCTCAAGGAGCCACGCCAGCGGGCAACGGCGGCAGCCCGGCGGCACAGAAGTTCGCCTGATGATGGGCGGCTCGCCACCACCCAGGATCGGGAAAACCACGGGGAAGCCCATGCCGAAGGCCGATAAGCCCGGCAAGCTGCCAGCACGTAAGAAACCCAAAGCGAAACCACGCGTTGCACCCGGACTGATCAACTCAACGGAGTACTGACATGTCTAAGGTCGAACAAATCGCCACCATCCTCGGCAACGCGAGATCAGCCGGCGGCATGACAGACGAACAAATCGCCGCCAATATCGTCGCCGAACTGAAACTCGTGGACGACGCACCCAAACACGCCGAACCCGCGCACAACACCAAGGCGGATAATAAAAAGTGAGCCAAACCCTACTCCAACGCATTACCCACCTGATCGAGCAACAGCGCATCCAGGGCGGCTGGGACGATGAACTCGTCGCCGCCAAGATCCTCGACCTCGTCAGGCGCGACGAACAAGCCGACAAGGTCACCCTGATCGAGGGCGACCCTCCCGAAACCGTGCAGGCGGTGTGAAACTTGGGGCGACCATCAAAATTCACCGAGGAACTGGCGAATGAGATTTGCCGCTTGCTGATCGAGGGCAAAAGCCTGCGCGATATCTGCTCCGACAAGGCGTTTCCCGATCGCCTAACGGTTATACGATGGAAGAACGAAAACGAATCGTTTCGTAGCCAGTATGTGCGCGCGAGAGACGATCAAGGCGACACTTATGCTGATTTAAGCTTGCACTCCGCGACGACGATTGAAGACGCCGCGAAGGCTCGTCTCGCTTATGACGCTTACAGATGGTACGCGGGTAAACTTAAGCCCGGCACCTACGGCGACAAGGTTCAACACGCCAACGCGGCGGGTGATGGAGACGTGACGATACAGGTCGTGAAGTTTAGTTCCAAGAGCAAAACGGAGTGACCATGCTGCACGCTTCGACGTTCGAATACCTGAAGCCGACAGACGACCAAATGGACCACATGGCCTATGTGCGGGCGGCTTTTGCTGAGTTCACGTCGCATATCGGCGTCCATATCCCAGAGGGTCCAGACAAGACCTACCTGATGCGACAGCTACGCGACTGCGCGATGTGGGCCAACATCGCGATCACGCGCAATCCGGACGGGTCACCACGAACGTAACGATCCCTAACGGTTGGGTACCCAACGACTATCAAATGCCGCTCTGGGACCACCTGGAGGGCGGCGGCAAACGCGCCGTCGCCGTGTGGCACCGACGCGCGGGCAAGGACTCCGTCGCTCTCAACTGGACCGCCGCCGCCGCGCACCAGCGCAAGGGCACCTATTGGCACATGCTGCCAACCCAGGCGCAGGCGCGCAAAACGGTGTGGGACGGCATCGATCGCGCGGGCCGCAGGATGATCGACCAGGCGTTCCCGCCCTCGATCCGGATCAATCATCGCAAAGACGAAATGAAGATCGAACTGAAGTGCGGTTCGGTCTGGCAGCTCGTGGGCAGTGACAACTACAACGCGCTGATCGGCGCCAACCCGGTCGGCGTGGTGTTCAGCGAATACTCGGTCGCCGACCCCGCCGCCTGGGACTACATCCGACCGATCCTCGCCGAAAACGGCGGGTGGGCGGTGTTCATCTACACCGCGCGCGGTCGCAACCATGGCGCGCTGCTTTACGAAATGGCGAAGGGCAACCCCTCGTGGTTCGCCCAGCTACTGACGGTCGATGACACCCGGGTGATCGGCCCCGATGTCATCGATGAGGAGCGCGCCGCCGGCATGTCGGAGGACATGATCCAGCAAGAGTTTTATTGCAGCTTCAGCGCCGCCCTGGTGGGCGCCTACTACGGTCGACAGATGTCCGACGCCGAGAAGGAAGGCCGCATTGGCAACGTCCCTTACGAGCCGAACCTTCGCGTCGAGACATGGTGGGATCTGGGTGTCGGCGACAGCACGGCCATTTGGTTCGTGCAACGATATCAGCGCGAGATCCGCGTGATCGACTATTACGAGATGAGCGGCGAGGGACTGTCGCATTACGCCAAGGTTCTGCAAGCGAAACCATACGTTTACAGCCGTCACATCGCGCCGCACGACATCGAGGTGCGCGAATTCGGCACCGGCAAGACGCGCCGCGAGACCGCCGCGGGTCTCGGCATCCGGTTCATCCTGGCGCCCAACATCGGCATCGAGGACGGCATCGACGCGGTGCGCGCCATGCTGCCTCGATGCATGTTCGACATAAAGAAATGCGAACGCCTGATTGAGGCTTTACGGCAATACCGCAAGGCGTGGGACGACAAGAACAGGCGCTTTCAGGACCACCCGCACCATGACTGGGCCTCACACGCCGCCGACGCGGGTCGTTACGGCGCCGTGACGCGCGACCCGGCCACCGAGACGCGACCGCGCGTGCCGGTGTTCGAAACGCATGACGCGGGCATGGGGATGCTGGGATGATCTCATTGCTGGTCTGGCTGCTGGTCCTGTGCCTGATCCTGGGCCTGATTATCTGGGTCATTCAGATGATTCCGTTACCGCAACCGTTCGGCACTATCGCCATCGCGATCGTCGCGGTGATCTTCATTCTGATCCTGGTGTCCTTCCTTCTCGGTGAAGTACCGTTGCCGCGAGGGGGCCTGCGCTGATGTCAGGTCCGGTCTACGCCTATCACACCACGCCAATCGATGTGACGGCGGAACGGATCGCCGCGCCCACGCCGGGCATGCTGGCGGATGTCAACGCCGTCTACCGGCTTGAGGTCGCCCCGTTCACGCGCTACCACAGCGACGGCGCCGCGCTTGTGATGATGAGCGATAGCGGGGGCGCCGCGCCCCCCGGCGAAGCCGCGCTGCCGCTGTCCGGTGGCGCGATGACCGGGCCGCTCTATCTCAATGCCGATCCCGTGGACGCGCCGGATGATTCATCCGACCTGTTGGCCACGACCCGGCATTATGTCGATGCCGGCAATAACCTGAAGCAAAACACCTGGGGTGTCTCGGACGGTTCCGACGCGGCGGTGGGCGATGTGGGCGAGTACCTCGTGTCCGCCAACGCCGAGGGGGTCACGTTGCCTAACAACACCCCGGCCGCGGTTTGCTCGCTCGATCTTACCCCGGGTGACTGGGAGATCTGGGGGACGGTGGATTTCCGTCCCGCCGCGGGCGTCAGCCCGAACGCCATCGCCGCCGCGATCAGTACCCGCCCTGATGCGTTGCCCTCGGATGAAGACCTGATGACCGGTGTCGGCGTGCTGAACATGTTCGCCACGCCATCTCTCACCTCTGGCCAGCGTCAGGTGCTGATGACCGGGACGTGCCGGTCTAACTCCGCTGCCGCGCTGACCCTGTATCTGGTCGGCCAGACGACGCTGGGCGGCACCGGCACGCTCATCGGCAAGGGTTATCTCTGCGCGAGGCGCGTGCGCTAAGTGAGCGACGTTCTCGACGCTCTCCCGCGCGCCGTCGCGGATCTGATCGCGCCGCACCTCGGCGGCGAGGAGGACAGCCCGACGCTGGCCGCGATCGGCGTGGAGATCGGCGCCAAGCGCGACGAAGCCAAAATGGCGCGCAAGATGTCGGGCATCGAGGACGCGTGGCGCGCCGCTGACGAAGCCTACGAGGGCATAGACGACGCGAACCGTGGCGAGGTGGGCGACGGTGGACGCTGGGCCAAGCCGATGAGCGTGGATGGCCCGCTGATGACGGAGCGCAGGAACAGGAACCCAGACCACCGATCGACCGCGTTCCTGCGGCTCACCTCGCGCTATGTGGACGCGGGCGCGGCGAAGCTGGGCGAGATCCTGCTGCCCGCCGACGACAAGGCGTTCTCGTTCCGGGCGATGCCGGTGCCGCGCCTGATCAAGGCCAAGGAGGACACCAGCCAGGTCGTCCACGGCGACATGGGCGTGCCGCTGACGCGCCCGGCGCAGCCCGGCGAGACCGGCGCGCCCGCTGCCCCACCCGGCGCACCACCAGCCGGTGGCGACCCCATGGCGGCAGCCGCCGCGGCGTTGCAGGCTGGCGGGCAACCCGCCCCAGGCGCCACGCCAGGCGCACCGCCACCGCCAGCGGGCCAACCCGGGCAGGCGCTGACACCGCCGGGCACGCCGCTCGCCCCGGCCTCGCCCACGCCGCCAGGGCACGTCCCGCTGACGGTCAAGGACCTCGCCGTCGAAAACATTCAGATGGCGGACGAGAAGGCCAAAGCGGCTGAGACAAGGATCTATAACTGGCTGCTGTCGTGTCAGTATCGCGGCGAGATCCGCAAGGTGATTTTCGACGCCGCGCGCATTGGCGTGGGCGTCCTGAAGGGTCCGACGCCGCGCACCAAACGCGTGATGGCGTTGACGAAGCAACGCCACGGCGAGGACCTTAAGGTCATCATCAAGGACACCATCCAGCCGGCGGCGGTGTGGGTGGACCCGTGGAACATTTTCCCCGACCCCGCGTGCGGTGAGAACATCCACGACGGCAGCTACATCTTTGAGCGCGACCACATGTCGGCGCGGCAAATCCGCAAGCTTAAGAGCCTGCCCGGTTATATCGGGGACGCGATCGATCAGGTGCTGGATGAGGGACCGAACAAGGCCTACCGGTCGGAGACCGATCGCGGTCCCGGGTCGAAGCGCGACAAGGATCGTTTCGAAATCTGGTATTTCCAGGGCACGCTGACCAAGGAGGAGATGCGCGCGATCGACATGGCCTCGGGCCGCGATCCTTACACCGACGAAGATGCCGAGAACGACAAGCGCGACGAGGTGTTCGTGATCGTGACGTTGATCAACGACACGGTCATCCGCGCCACGATCAATCCGCTCGACAGCGGCTCGTTCCCGTATAACTCCATGCCGTGGCAGCGGCGCGCCGAAAGCTGGGCCGGCGTCGGCGTGGCGGAACAGATGCGGACGCCGCAACGCATGGTCAACGCCGCCGTTCGGGCGTTGCTCAACAACGCGGGCAA